AGGTCTGGAACGTTAAACGTATCGTCTTGGAGAATGGTTGCAAGATCATTGCGGCTGCTACGTCTTCGGCTTCCATTCGTGGTAAGTCGGTCAACTTCCTGTATCTGGACGAAGTGGCGTTTATCGAGAATTGGGACACCTTTTTTACTTCGACCTTCCCGACCATCTCTTCTGGTAAGACGACCAAAATCTTCATGACCTCCACCCCGAATGGTTTGAACCATTGGCACGCCTTGTGCAAGGGCGCGAGGGAAGAGAAGAACGGTTACAAATTCTTCGAAGTCAAATGGCAACAAGTGCCCGGGCGCGATGAAGAATGGAAGGAAGACACCCTTGCCGGTATGAACTACGACTATCAGAAATTCGCCCAAGAGTATGATAACGAGTTCCTTGGTTCGTCAGGTACATTGATCAGTGGACCTGCATTGAAAGACCTATCGGACAAATACACCCAACCGATCCGAGAAGCCGCCAACATCAAGGTTTACGAGGCTCCAATTAAGGATCACCTGTATACGATGGTGGTTGACGTATCGCGTGGTAAGGGCCTCGATTATTCCGCCTTCACTGTCTTCGACATCACGTCAATGCCATACAAGCAGGTTTGCACATTCCGCGATAACTTCACGGTTCCGATGGAGTATGCCGAATCGATCCATCTAGTCCACAAGAACTACAACGATTGTTCGGTCCTTGTCGAGATCAACGACATCGGCGGGCAAGTCGCCGACCTTCTGCATGAGGAATACGAAATCGAAACACTTTTGTATACCGAAACGGCAGGACGTAACGGCAAGCGTATTTCCGGGGGCTTCCGACCAAACGCTGAACGCGGCATCAGGACGACCAAAACGGTAAAGGCGATTGGCTGTTCCCTACTAAAGCTGATGGTTGAACAGGGGCAATTGATGCTTCCTGACTTCAACACAGTACAGGAATTGATGACCTTCTCGCGTAAGGGCATGTCGTACGAAGCCGAATCCGGCTTCCACGACGACATGGTCATGGGCCTCGTCCTGTTCGCATGGTTGACCGGGACTGATTATTTCAAACAAGAAACAGACATCAATACTTTGGCTCGTCTTCGTGACAAGTCGGATGATCAGTTGATGGAAGACATGCTGCCGATTGGTTTCAATAACTTTGAAGATGATATCGATGATCCATTAGTAAAAACCATCTCAGATCATGACTTCAATACAAACTGGTGAAGCCCCTGTTTCTCTAAATACTGTAAACGATTTTGTAAGAAAAATCAAACAAGGAGATTAAAAAATGGGATCACAGTTATCCGCTGGTGTAGTCTGGAACGAGTTCGACCTGACCACGGTGGTTCCCTCGGTTGCTTCGACGGAAGGCGCTATTGCAGGCGTATTTCGTTGGGGTCCGGTCAAGGAACGCACCCTGATCGATTCTGAAGTCAAGCTCGTTTCGGTATTCCACAAGCCGACCAATTTCAACGCTGAAACGTTCTTCGTTGCATCCGACTTCCTGTCGTATGGCAACAAGCTCTACGTTACGCGCGTTGTTTCCAATACGGCATTGAATGCCGGTACATCGTCCGTTCAGGCTCTCACTCGTGAAGCTGCCGAAGCCGTTAATGCTGACTTCCTCGCTCGCTATCCCGGCGAACTGGGCAACAGCCTTGGCTATTCGATTTGCGGTTCACTCACGGCGTTCTCTGGTCAGTTGGCAAACGTTGCCATCACTGTCGGCGCAACGACCATGAGCTATTCTACTGCCAACTCGGCTGTCGTTACCGTTGGTGACGTGGTTCGTGTCGGTTCGCCACAAATCGGCTTCCAAGACCTTGAGGTTACGAATGTCGGTACTGGCACGCTGACCTTCAATGACAAGTTCAAGCTGGCTTCAAACACTGGCGTCTCTGCAACCCGTTTCTGGAAGTATTACAAGCAGGTATCCGGGGCACCGACTGGTGGTAACATCCACGTTGTTGTTCATGACACCGATGGTAAGGTTTCGGGCGTTGCTGGTGCTGTTCTTGAAGTATACAATGGCGTTGGTCTGTATGAAGATTCAAAGCTTGCTGATGGCACGAACAACTACTACAAGGAAGTGATCAACGGCGTATCCAAGTGGATTTATGCTGGTTCTAACGTCCTGACCAACGAAACGATTCCTGACTATGTCGAGTTCGACGGTGGTACGGATGGTGCTGATGAGGCGACCGTTTCGCTTGCCGTTCTTGCTGGTGGTTACGACCTCTACAAGGATGCTGAACAGGTTGACATTTCGCTGATCCTTCAGGGTAAGGCGGTATGGGGCGTCAATTCGACGGGCCTTGCCAACTACATTCTGGACAACATCTGCCTTGCACGTCGTGACTGCATTGCGTTGATTTCTCCTCCGAAGTCGGCAGTTGTCGCTAACCCGGGCTATGAGCGTGATGCAATCCTCACCTTCGTCAACAACCTGACGCGTACGTCCTATGGCGTTCTCGATAGCGGCTACAAGCAGCGCTACGACCGTTACAATGACGTATTCCGTTGGACTCCGCTGAACGGTGACATCGCTGGTCTGATCGTCCGTACGGATGAACAGACCGATCCTTGGTTCTCCCCGGCTGGTTACAACCGTGGTCAACTGAAGAATGTTGTCAAGCTCGCTTACAACCCGGGCAAGGCTGATCGTGACGTTCTGTATCCTGCTGGCGTCAACCCGGTCATCACTCAGCCCGGTCACGGCACGATCCTGTTCGGTGACAAGACGCTTGAAGACCTGACGAATGCGTTCGACCGCATCAACGTTCGTCGTCTCTTCATCATTCTGGAAAAGGCGATTTCGAAGGCTGCTAAGTCAACGCTGTTTGAATTCAACGATGCCTTCACCCGCGCACAGTTCGTCAACATGGTAGAACCCTACCTTCGTGACGTTCAGGGTCGCCGGGGCGTCTATGACTTCAAGGTTGTCTGCGATGAATCGAACAACACTGGCGAAGTAATCGACCGTAACGAGTTTGTTGGTGACATCTACATCAAGCCTGCTCGTTCGATCAACTTCATCACCCTGAACTTCGTAGCTGTTCGTACGGCTGTTGATTTCAATACGGTGATCGGCAAGTTCTAATGCCAATTGATACAATAATTTGAAATTAAAAGAAAGCCCGGTTAATCCCGGGCTTTTTTAAACACTAAATAACATGAGCATTTAAAAGAGGATGGTCACCTTATGGCGGTTACTGCTGGAAAAAGAATAATTTACGCCGGGGACGACCTGATACTGAATCTTGTTTGGAAGAACGGTGATCGTAAAACTCCGGGCGATGCAATTGATCTTAACGGATCAAGCTTCGTCGCCACTCTGGTCAAGAGCGGTTCTATTGTTGCTACTGGTGTAGTAACGACCGTCGCGGCTGAAGGTAAGATCAAGGTTGCGTTCTCCGAAGCACAGACTACGCCTCTTTCGGGAAGCTATGAAATGCGTCTTCGTCATACCGACTCGGTTGGCGATACTTCAATGTTTCTAGTTATGCCTGTTGAGGTGAGAGTATAGTGTCAGTCGTAGTAGTTGTCGAAAACCCGACGCCTTCAACATTAACGGTTACGACCGCATCCGGTTCGATAATCGATACAGTATCGGAGACCTATGTCATCAGTGTCGCCGATACCGACAGCCTATCATTGATTTCGACCAACGAGCAAGGGCCTCGCGGGCCTCCCGGGGAAGGAATCGCAGACGAAATAATAGACCTAACAGTCTGGTTTGAAAACAAGTTGGTATAGGAGACCATCGCATGAGCTTAACAACAAATCTGGTGAACCTTTCCACACGTATCGCCACAGAATGCAAGTCGATCCGAACCATGGTCAATGGCAATGCTGCTGACCTTTCCGCGTTGAACACCACGACCAAGTCAAACCTTGTGTCTGCCTTGAACGAACTGAAAGCAGCGCTTGATTCGCTGGCTGCATCTTCGTCTGGCATCAACGACAGCACGACGGCAACGACGACCACTTGGTCCTCTTCGAAGATCAACACACAGATCACCTCGGCTATTTCCGCCTTGACTTCTGGTGCTCCGACCGCCCTCGATACCTTGGACGAACTTGCTGCCGCATTGGGTGATGATGGCAACTTTGCCGCAACGATCACCACGGCTCTCGGCAACCGTCTGCGCATCGACGCATCGCAATCCTTGACAGATCCTCAAAAGGCACAAGGCATATCTAACCTTGGGGCAATTGCTGCTTCGGATGTTGGTGACACGACCACCGACTTCGTTACCACGTTCAATAGCGGTCTTGTCTAATGTCCCTCGCCTCTCAAGTCGGATTGCTGGCTACGAGAATCGGTAACTATCTTCGGGATAGCATCGTTCCTCGCTTGCTTCCTTCGGGAGGTACGACCGGTCAGGTTCTCACCAAGGTCAATGCAACCAACTACAATACGATGTGGCAGACGCCCTTCTCCGGATCGTACACGGACCTGACCAGCAAACCGACATTATTCAGCGGGGCCTACACCGACCTTACCGGGAAGCCAACCTTGTTCTCTGGTTCATATACGGACCTGACCAGCAAGCCAACCTTGTTTTCCGGTTCGTACACGGATTTGACCAGCAAACCCACGCTCGGAACTGCCGCCGCCAAGAACATTAGCGTTGGTACGACCGCGCCTTCCTCCCCGGCGACCGGGGATATCTGGATTGATACAAATTAAAATATTTAAGAGGCTACTATGACATTTAGTCCGTCATTTGTTGCATCCGCAACAGGTGGAACGTCGGTTACTGTTCCGACTCATGCGGCTGGCGATCTTTTGTTGGTGTGGGCATTCCGCGACGACATCACGGAAGCCGACATCACAGTTCCGTCCGGTTGGACAAGCGTCGTCACCGACTGGGACACCGGGATTCGCTTCCTAGTCGCTTATCGTGTCGCCACCGCATCCGACACGGCATCTGGTACGTGGACCAACGCCTCATCGATGATCATGTCGGTTTATCGACCCCCGGCTGGTCGAACCATCGCCGTATCTGATGGTACAACCACAGCGGTAGGGGATACCAACAGTTTCAACTGGCCCGCGAAATCAACTTTGGCGAACTATGACGGTCGCTCCACCATAGTTCGTTTCGCCGGTCACCGTGAAGTGGACCAGCCTATCGAGACTGGTCCGACCGACTTCACGCAACGCGCAACGCGTATCAACGGTGCCCTCGATGAGATTTCCTCTCATGATTACGCAGAGGTAAGCACTGGTCCTGAAATCTTCACCAAAACCCTGACTGGTACAGAGTCCGGATGGGCAAGCGCCACGGTCGAAATAACATCCATTGTCCCGGCTGCGACTATTCTCACAGACACAGAAGCCCCGCGCGTCGGCGGCATACCATTTACGAATGATGGTCCCGTCACCGTCATGCCTGTTGAGGGTGACCTGACAACCGACACCATAGCGATTCCAAACCCAACGGCGACCCGCGTCATTGCCGCAATGATCTATGCTGAAGATACCGAAGGGGTCATGCCTATCACCAGCGCCACTATTGGTGGGGTGGATGCAACCGTTACACAACTCGGTCTATACCCGATCTATTGCATCACCGCCCTTGTGCCTACCGGGACCACGGCGACAATCGGGGTCATCGGGGACACCACTCCGATCAACGTTGCGGTTTCGGCTGTTTGGGCGTTTGATGATGTGGACCTTGTGCCGGTGGAAATTGGTGGCAACTTCCTTACAGGTGGCGACCCGGTAGCTGGTTACAGTTTCGATTATCCCGCAAACGCACAGATTGGTGCATGGGTTCAGGCGGACGACAGTGGAGACCTTACTTCTTCTATTACGACGGACCTGACCACCAATGGGTATTGGTACGGTCCCTTTGATCAGACCGAAGTCATCGCTTCAGGAAAATTCACTTCTGCCGGTACTGCCGAACTTTCGCTGACTGGAACGAACATTCGCGGCATCTATCGAGACACTGTCCATTTGGGACCATACCACAAAGCTCTACACCGGCTCTACCAACGACGCCGGGGACAGCGGGATGACCCTCGGCTTCGTCTTCTGCGCATTTGAACCGGTCGTCCTCACCCACGTATCTTTCTGGAAGGTTGCTTCGGATGACGAGACTAGCCGTCCTGTTCGCATCTGGAACACGTCTGGTACTGTTGTGGCATCGGGCACATCCTCGGATGAGCCAATCGGGACCGCCCAATGGGTGTCGGTTCCCCTTGACACGCCTTTGGTTCTTTGGGGTTCGGGGATGGCAAGCCCCTACGTCGCAGGTGTCTATTACGCCCAACAGGAATACCCGGCGACCGCTGGTGGTTTCACCACTACTGGATATTACTCTGCCGATGGCAAGGTATATGCGTTGGGTTCGGCAGAAGCGAGCGGAAATTCTGTTGACAATATTGGTAGCGGGCGATTCACCGAGAGCAGCGGGGCAATCGCATATCCGGATAATGAGTTCGGTCAGTCAGACTATTGGGTGGACGTTGGATACCTCGGTCCAACTCCCGCTTGGAACAAGTATACATCCGAACCTGCCATAGCATTCTCTCCGTATCTTGGCGTATATGACGCGAGAATGGTTGGGGGCGACGGGTATTTATTATCATACTCAGACGCCGACTTAATTTCGGCTACCGGCAAGGTTTACTTTGAGGTTGATTTCATACAGAAGCCAACTACTGGTTATTGGTCGTTGGCACTCTATGACAATATGTTGTATGACACCCAAGCACTCTTCCAGTATGATGGCTCTGATTATCTAATCGATAACTATGTCTCATCCCGGGTGCCCACCGGAACCATCAGTGACGGTGACACACTCTGCGTGGCGGTCGATAACGTTAACAAGAAAACATGGTTTCGTATCAACGGTGGATCGTGGCAAGACCTTGTAGGCACGACCGGTGATCCTGCCATCAACTCGGGCGGAGTTGATGGCGGTACGGCAGAAGCAGCAACCAGTATCTCCTTTACCTCATACGACGGCAACTTCGACGTTAGTCTGCGGACCGACAGCTCTACCTACACGGCACCCGTTGGATTTACCTACATCGACGGGACCGCACCGCCACCACCTGTCGAA